GCTGAGATGTTTGAAGAAATAACTGGTAAGCCGATAAACCAGTTGGTTGTAGCGATTACCGTAGCAGAGGGTTTCAACCAGATATTCGTTAGGGAAAAAGATAAATACCTTGTTCCACTTAACGATTATATCGAAAGGTATTGGAATTCATGAAAAAGGCATTAGTTGCAATTTGTGCTTCTTTGTTAACGGCTAGCACAATTGCTGCTATTCCATTCCACAAAAGAATCATAGAAAATAGTGTTGAATGTTTCTCCGGAGAATATTTACCAGATTTTATGGTAAGATTTGGTGAAGAGCCTTTGTTGCTTTTTAGAACTCATAGGGTGAAAAAAGACAAAGAATTATTAAATGAAACCGTTTTGCTTATAAATCCTAAAACAAAAGGTTGGTCTATAGTAGAAGTTTTTGATGAACAAAATTATTGCGTGACTGCTTACGGTCTAGATGCAACCCAGGCAAGTGATGCATTAATGCAACAGAAGCCTAAAAAGTACTACTAAAGTGTTACACATAGGCTTGACAATTGTTTTGTTTTGTAGTATACTATGGCTATTGGATTACAGAAACAGGTATGGTTTTCGTAATTTGTTCCACGATAAAAAATTGGGCAAAAAAGTTTTATGATTGTATGAAGTCAATCGAAAAGTGTTCTGGACGGCGGTTCGATTCCGCCCACCTCCACCATAAGGGTATTAAGATAAGCTTGGTACTCGATGCATAGAGAACGCCTCCTCTGGTATCTTTATGATGGGGGTGTACAGGTTTCGACAGGGCAAAGATTAGAAAGATGGACAATCCGGCAATGCGAAAGCCGTAGGGTTGGGACTACTCGGCCGAAGAAGCAAAAGAGTAAATGCAAACGACGAAAGATTTGCACTGGCTGCCTAAACAGTAGTCGGAGTTTTGCTAGTTGAACTTGGCAACAGAATCAACTAGCATTTTTTAACACACATCACACAAGGAGAAAAAGATGAGTAATAAAAATCCGTTTGAACTAAGGTTCGATGTTTTGCAGATGGCAAAAGATTACATGGACCGCACTTGGGAAATGAATTATGTGTTCACCCAACAATTATTTGAACAAAATAAAACTACTGCTGAAGAAATGAAAAAAGCGCTTGAGTCTTATCCAGTAGAAGAATTGATGAAAAAAGCGCAAGAGCTCTATAAATTTGTAATTAAACAAGATTAAAGAGTAAACGAAGTTTTGAATGGTGTACTTAGCAACAGAAACACCATTCTTTTTATGATGAGGAGTTAAAATGCCGTTTGAATTGAAACAATTAGAAGAAGTCAAAACAGAGGTCTTAGACCCGGTTATTGGACAATTATCCAATTCTGAAAAATTTGATGTTTTGTTTGTAATAATGATTGTTTTGCTGATGTATGCTTTTCGTGGCGTTACAGCATTTATTTTTAAATTAATCGGTGCAGCAATCATTGTTGGCGGAGTATTCACTCTGTTAAACTAGGAGAACAAATGCTAAAAATTATTTTATTAGCATTGTCGCTTTTGGTATTTCCTGTTGTTTATGTTGTTGACATAGGACAACCGCAAAAGGTAGTAGAGTGGCAACCAGATTACACTCATTTATCACCAAAAGCACAAAAAGAAGTGGACTGCTTAGCTAACAACATCTATTTTGAATCTGCTTATGAACCTAAGAGTGGTCAAAAAGCTGTTGCTTTTGTAACTTTAAATCGTGTAAAATCTGAACAATTTCCAGATTCTATTTGTGATGTTGTAAAACAAAAAACTAGAAACGACAATAAAACCGTTTGTCAGTTTTCTTGGTATTGCTTAGCAAAACCAAAATCGCTTTTCTATAGAAGGTATTTGGAAAAAACCAATAACGAACTCTACTATGAGATAAGGAACTTGGCTATTTTCGTTTATGCTAACTATGGAAGAATCTATGACCCCTCTTTGGGTTCTTTGTATTACCATGCTGATTATGTGAGGCCAAAATGGAGACACAGCTTTGTAAAGACCGCGACGATAGGAAGACACATTTTTTATCGAAGCGAGAAGATATGAGAGCAATCGATTTTCTTTCCACAATTTGTATTTCTGTAGTTTGTGTGTTTTTGATTTTATCATACACTAATTTCAGAACAAAAGACCGTCAATTGATGGCAGAAAACATTCAAGTGGCGATTGAAAAGGGTATTAACCCTATGACAGTTCGGTGTTCATATGCCAAAAGTGAAGATGTAATTTGTGTTGCTTTTGCCACAAAAATGTCTGAAATGGTGTTAGAATCCAATACTCCTAATGATTCTAAAAGAAAGAAATAATTATGCCAAAGTTTACCTTTATCTGTGATGACGGTGCAGTTCCTTTTGCGGGAAATGTTGTCACTAAAAGAACCTTTGATTTTGAAGCTGAAGATATTTGTGATGTTATTACTGAATTTGAAAGCTTTCTAAAAGGATGTGGATATTCATTTCAAGGCGAATTGATTTTCCATGACTATGATGACCCATCAAATTGGGAAAATGAAAAAGAAGATGAGGAAGAAAATAGTGGCGCTGTGATGCAACACATGGTAGATAGTTGGCCTTTTCCAAAGGCTGAAAGAAAATTGTGTGAAATTTGTAAGCTACCAGAAGATGTCATGATTACTCATCAATGTTGGGAAACAGATTGTCCATTAAAGAACAATGCCAACTAAAGATGAAATGAACAAATTTGCTAGAGCTATTGAAGCTTTGGTAGCAAATACTGATTACACTTATCTTGAGGCTATTGTTGAACATTGTAGAACAACAGGCCTTGAAATAGAAGTCGCTGCATCATTGGTAAATCAAAATCTAAAAGCTAAGATTGAAAATCATGCTATGGACAATAATATGTTGAAAGAGAAAGGTTCTCGTTTACCTATATGACTGGTTATGAAGCATTTGGAATTTATCAGGCATTAAAGTTACATTTTACAAGAGAGTCATATGATTATTTTAAATATAATGGTAAGACCAACATCACAATAAATTCTTTTGATAATAGAAAAGACAAATACTATTTTCATAAACTTTCCCGTAAATATCCAGACAAAGACGATTTTGTTAACCTAACGGTTTCAAATTTGTTGCAAAAAGAAAACCTATGGGTTGCAGATTTGATGCAGGAAGAAGCTGAGGTAGTTTATAAAAAACATCAAAAAGTGATTCAATCTTTATCATACACTTTTGAAAATGATTGTAGAAACATATTTGAGAATGTAGACAACCCGAATGATATTGTCAAAGTGAAAAATGGTGACCATCCAATTCTTTTAAAGCACACCCTGCAAAAAAACATTCATTTTGAGACCACTTGCTTACTGAATAAAATTTTGAATTTTCTACCTGTATGGAACAAAAACATTACTGATACAATTATATGGCCAAATTGCTGCCTAAAAATTGTTAAGTATGCCGCATTTTTACCTCAGGATACAGTAAAATATAAGTTAATTTTGAAGAAGGTGATAACATGAAATTTACAGTAACTGAATGGCACCAAGTTGCCTCAATTAAAACATATGAAATTGATGAGTCTGATGCTGAAGAAATTTTTGGCTCTATGCAACGATTGAGAGAAATTATTTCACACCAAGACCAACAAATGTGGGGTGGAATGGAACCAGAAGGTGATGAACCTACTGAAGAAGAAAGTGATTCCTTTTGGGAATACACCTACAATTCCGATTATGACCGAGAAGATGATTGGTGGACTGACCGCAAAGGCGGTTATGACGTAACAGTAAAGGTTGAGGAAGATTAATTATGGCAAATCATGTAACAACAAATGTAACTTTCCACGAAATCAATGATGCTGCTAAAGCTAAATTGGCAGAATTGTTTTCACGCCTGAGGCCTACCGAAAAAGATAGGCACTACCAATGGTTCGGTGACCTTTGGGTTGATGGTAAAGATGGTACACCAACATACGAAGAAACTGAACAGTATGCTTGGACAGTCGATAACATTGGTCCTAAGTGGTGTTATGTTGAAGAAGTAGGAGATGACTATTTTAGAACCGAATCGGCCTGGTCGTATCCTGATGCTGGTATCATGTGGTTATTGAATCAATTGGCAGAACTTGACCCGAATTTTATTGCTTCGGCAACATTTGAAGACGAAGGCCTAAACTTTTTTGGTTATGAAGTTTATGATGCCAATTCGGTTTATGAATACGAAGAATTACAATATGAAAATATTGTTGAATTGGTAAAACAAGAACATCCCGAATTGAATGAAATGTGGGATGAAGAAGAAGAAGATTTTACTGATGATGGCCGTGACCTTTTTTATGAAAGTGTTTACGAAATCGTTTACAACAAGTCTGATAATTTTATTACAAATGAAATTGAATACTTGAAAGAATATAGAAAAGAAATTGAAGATGAAAATTAAAAAGATTTACTTAGATATGGATGGTGTTCTGTCCGATTTTGAAGGTAAATTTTCTGAAATATTTGGTGAAAGTCCACATGGCATTAGAGAACGAAAAGATTTTACTGACCATTGGCCTACGTTTGTTGAACAGAAACAATTTGAAAATTTAAATTGGTTTCCTGGCGGCGAAGAACTTGTAAAATTTGTTCGTAGCATACCAAATGTTGAAATTGAAATTTTATCATCATCGGGTGGAATGAGGTTTCAGGATGAAGTAAAAGAACAAAAAAAGAATTGGCTTAAAAAGAATGGCTTGGCTTTTAAAGCTCATGTTGTTCCTGGTCGTAAGAAAAAGGCAGAATATGCCACGCCAGAAACAATTTTGATTGATGATACCGAAGATGTTATCGTTCAATTCAACCAAGCTGGAGGCATCGGCATATTACACAGGAATGTCGGTGAAACTGTTGATAAAATTAAGTTATTGCTTGACAGTAACATAAATATATGATACATTATGCTTCTGTGGATAATCCGTTAATATATCGTTTATACAAGGAAAATATATGAATAGTTTTGCTAATCTCAAACGCAATCGCTCTATGGACAAATTGACAAAGGCGATTGAATCAACCAATCAAACACCTGAATCTGGTTCAAAAGAAGACACCCGTTTTTGGCAACCGCAAGTAGATAAAGCTGGTAACGGCATGGCTGTTATCCGTTTTCTACCTACACCTGCTGCTGACGGTGATGATTCTTTACCTTGGGTCCGTGTTTTCTCTCACGGCTTTCAAGGACCCGGCGGCTGGTTTATTGATAATTGCTTGACAACTCTTAATGAGAAGTGTCCTGTCTGTGAACACAATAATACTTTGTGGAATTCTGGCATCGATGCTAATAAAGATATCGCTCGTAAGCAGAAACGCAAGTTATCTTATGTAGCGAATATTCTGGTTGTTTCTGACCCAAGTAATCCTGAAAATGAAGGTCAAGTCAAACTGTATAAGTTTGGTAAGAAAATCTTTGATAAGATTACCGAAGCAATGAATCCAGAGTTTGCTGATGAAGAAGCAGTCAACCCATTTGATATGTGGGAAGGTGCTAACTTTAAGTTGAAGATTCGTAATGTTGAAGGTTATCGCAATTACGATAAGTCGGAGTTTTCTCCTAAATCAGCACTATTAGATGGTGATGATGAGAAACTTGAAGAACTCTGGAAGAAAGAACATTCTCTCAAAGAGTTTAC